GGGAGTGGGAGTTTCTACAGATGGGGTCGTAGTTGCATCCTCCTTAACAGGAGCAGAGACAATCCTTTCTTCTTTCGTAATATCTTCTTCTTGCGTTTCATCCATATATTGTTTGAGTAAATGATCAATGGGTATGTTGTCGCGGATTGTGTTCATAATACACGTTTGTACAATGACTTCAAACTCACGGTTATTTTTTTGTTGTTCTAATGGGCTCACATCCACTTGAAACAGAAAAATGTTTGAATATAATTTTCGAGCAATGTTAATGTATACATTGTGTAAAAAGACTTCAAATTGAGGAATATCAATATCAATCTTTTTGATTTGATTACTGGTCCGTACACAACTTAGAATCTTCAACTGAATCACATGAACACACGTGATGAGATCTTCTAAATAAGCACATTTGGATGATTCCTTTATTCGAGAACATTCTTGATCAATCATCACTTGATTCCATTTTGGAATACGAGACAAAAAGTTTTGAAACGTCATTAAATATTTTTCCGGTTCATCATTGGTTTCACATACTTCAATGGATTCATTAAAGATGGAACGAAACCCATCGATCACGTGCCCACTTAATATATTCATCAACCGAATAGACCATTCATTTTTCGAGTCATTCAACAAGTTTGAATTGTAATCTTCCATTATTATAGACCCAATATTTGTATTTTGGATTTACTACGAAAAACACATAATATAGAAAAGATACAAAGTAGTTCATTCCTAAATAATACGGAATATGTTTCAAATAATAGATGCAATATAGGGAAAATAGGGTGTTTTTTCATCTTCATTACAATTTCATGGGCAAACAAATGATCGTCATACATGCGTTTTGCAATATGAAATACATCAATGGTTCGGTTGGACTCTGTTTCAAATGCTTTCCAATGCTTGTTGAACTTGGAATACGGAAATGCATCCACGAGTTTATAGCAAGGTTGAGATTCATTGACATAATAATGAACAAAACGGGAGCAAATGGGCTGTAGCATCTTGTGTTTTTTTTCACAAAGCAATATAAACCGAGTATTTTGATTGTATTGTTCAATCGTGCGGCGAAGACTATATTGGGAATCATAGGTTAAATATTCTGCGTATTGTAGCACAATGGTTTTAAAGAATACCCCGGACTTTTTTTGAATGATTTGCATGGAAAATAACTTGATGAGCTCTTTCATCGTTTGAATACCATTTGTCGATAAACAATTCAACCAGAGCACATACTTTGCAATGTCCTCTTGATGTATATACAAGGATTGAATAAAGCTGCGACACAATTGTTCCTTTCCATTCATATATGGACCATAAAACAATAGATTCGGTACATTATTTCGAAGAATGAACGATTCGAGTTGTTTCTTCTTTTTATCCATGTTGTATTCATTCGTTATTCCTTTTTTATATTTTTTCATCCATATATTATAAATGGTAAAAGAAGAAGATTGTCAATTTCAAAAGATTGAATTATTCAAACAGTCCTTGTCGAATCAAGATATACAATCCATGTTGTATAATATGTACAACACGATTTCTTTTTCTACGTTTCCATATTTACTTTATAAAGAAGAACACTCCTTTCAATGCATACGTTCGTTTAGCAGTGGAAATTGTATTGCATTTGCCTATTTTATGCAACATTATCTGAAAAAAAACCATGGCGTTCAATCCTTTCTCATTGGAGCAAGTGTTCCGGATCTTTTTAAAGTACAAGGCACTCCTCATATATGCCATTGTGCCTTAGTGGTACCGTTATCTAGTCATGAGTTTTATATACTGGATGGTGCTTTGTATTTTTTGGAACCCATGTATTGTACCCTACAAGACCAAAAAGAGAGACATATTTATAATTCAAATGCGCATAGACATGAACGAACCAAAATCAATTACTCTTTACAAATCTGCGATACCTTAACCTTGGATATAGACTACAATCAAACTCTGCTTCCGGACAGTTTGTGTGTTCGGGCGACATTTGACGCTTTACCAGATCAAACATGGAATTATTATCTAAATGAAATCAAAAATCCAGATAATAATATTGGGCACTCTTTTTTACGTCATCATTCCGAACCGTTTTTAATGTATACGACCATGGAAGATAATATCGTTAAAATGAAATACAAAGTAGAGACAAATCATGAGAATCAAATTGTCATCAAACAATACCCAAAAGGAAATGTGGTGTATCGGGGAAATACGTATGACAACAGCCCCACATATCTGAAATTAAAGCGAATGCTTCATCGATATTTTTTGGACTTCATGGTCTAATTTATACCGCACTTTGCAACGATTGGGTGTATGGATTTTGTTTAAATGCTTTTAACAATGACGGTTCCATAAAAGTGTCTTGTTTGTTTTGATATTCTTGTGGCATATTTGTGAAAGATCCCAACACATCCGTGGGGTGTTGAAAGGTGGTTTGTTGTGGGTTGTAAAATGGGGTTTGGCGATCATTACACTGTTCGTGATTTGTGTCAATCATCTTTACCTTGTTATTGAATAAGGCCATATTTCCATTGCTCTTTACATCTTTTGCGAGCACTTTATTTACATTTCGCTGGTTGTATTGAGCGGCATAGTTTTTGCTTGCCTTTGTTTGAGTTTGCGCAGGACCCGTTTGACTTTGATTCATGGAGTTTCTTTGAGTGTCGTTTAATAAGGGGCGAGTGTTCATATAAGCCGTGCCATCTTGCTTTTGTACATTTAAATGAGTCATGGAGAGTTGACCTTCGTACATCTCCCGATTGGTAGTAGACACTTGTTCATTTGGATTAAACACAGTAGGTCTCTTGTACCCACCATTCATATTTCCCGCTACATTTGAATTGGACACACAATTTGTCTTTTTACTATGCCTTAGTCCATTGAAAATCGGCTCTACGACATTTGAAATCATACCCCCAATATTGCCAAAATAAGAATCATTGGTGACACTCCTGTTATTGTTTAACAACTGAAAAGAATCTTTCCCGTAATTTGATTGGTTGGTTGGATTTGTCTCTTGGTTTGACATATTAATCATGGGAGTTGATCCTAATTGTTGCTTGTGTGGATCCATGTAATCTCCTTGTACATAAGATACATGATCATTATTTGCGCCTCGAGCACCATAATATTCTACGGAAGTAGTTGCACGATTTTCACACGTCATCATTTGTTGCGCCTTTTGCGTCGGATTTCCGCCACGATGAGCCACCATACCCAAATTGCCGTCATTCGAAAAATATGACTCGGGATTCTGCTTTACAATTTTTCCTTGGTTTCCACGATTGGTAATGGGATTTATTGCGGGACCCATATGATTGTCCAATTTATATACCATTTTTGGATTGTTTGCTGCGCGAAGTTCGTCCACATTTTTGGGAGTATATAAACCACGATCCTTAAAGTTATTGAACCCTTCATGATTCACTTCATCGTATTTCATACCGATTCCAGGTGTATCTTTGATTTCTTCCCAGGGTTTTGTATTGGCATGGCGATGGGACGATTGAACCCGCGATTGCATGAAATCATTTTGATTTTGATTGCCGTACACATTTTGTAAGTTGTCTTCGGGCTTAAACATGGGAGCAATTTCTTCTTTTTGAATATCATATGAACCTTGACCCGTGTACGTATCTAAAATAGATTGTTGTTGTAAGTCGGTGTACCCATTTGATTTACTGCTATAATACATATTCATATTATTGTGATTAATATCCTCGGTCTTGATACGATTTCCCGCAAGAGTCTCAAACTCACTTTCTCCTTGGATATCTTCTTTTAATCCACTCAAAAAGTATTTATCTTGATATTGAGAAATGGTTTGTTGATTGTTCACAGGGAGATTCGTTTTGTCGACATTGGGATAATAATCTTTGTTTTCATTCGCGAGTAGATTTCCTTGATTTTTTTCTTCTTCTACCAATGAAAATGCCTCTTTTTTTTTGTTTTCATCATTGCTTACTAAGTATGCAACACCAAACAGTACAATTGGAATCGCGATTTGTGCCATTTTACTATATATAAGATTTTATATTTTTTTGTAGTGTTTAATATTATAATAATCTTTTTCCAAAATATTCGTGTCCAAGCATACGTGAAAAGGAATCTCTACATGTCTTTGGGGATCTTCAAAAAGATGATCTGGGCGATAGTGAGATAAAGGACGGTATACCCAAGCAGGGTGAGACGCCCGAGATTCTTTTGTTATTGTTTTATCAATGGATACCGGTGTTTTCTTACCATGAAACGACTCGTAATTCTTATAATTATTTTTGATATTATGATCGCGACAGAGTACCCGATCCATACCTTTCAATTGTGAATCAATGTGTACCATTTGCTTGTATAAAGTGGTGCCATTGGTTTGCATGCGAATATGAGGATCTTTAAAATAATGATTCTCATTGTATGTATTTCCAGGAACGTTGAATACATAGTCATTCATTGCGCTTGTCTCTAGATTTGTCTTTTGAATACGATTCGGATCATCGTGAAATCGTGTAAAGGACATTTATATATAATATCTATAAAAAATGTGTATACATATTATAAATTGTGAAATCCGACTCGTTGATCTGAATCATGGTAAAATGGACGAGGAACATAGACGTTATTTTGTAAATGACTGTCAAATAATTCTACCGTGTAATAATCTTTAGGTTGCAAAGACGCCTGAAAGGATGCGCCTTCTAAATTGCAACTACGAATCCCTCGTAATGTACTTTCTACATCTACTGCATTATAGGAAAGAGTATTTGCATTCAATTTCGTGGGGTTTGCTCCTAAAACAAACGATTGATAGGCATGTTTGGGCTCATGAAACAGAGGTTCAAATCGATGCGATGCATGTTTTTGAATCTGCTTTTTTTTGCAAGCATAGTCATAGGCCTGATTATGATTACGTGTACTGGCCATTATATATACCTACAAGAGATTAATTGCATTGATATTCCTTGTTTTTATAGATTTCACGGGAAGGTAATCCGCCACGAATCCACCCTTTCACCGCACTTTCTTCAATGTGTTTTTTGGGATCCACTGTACTAGATTTTAAATCCTTGTGCAAGGGATAATCCTTTAAATCGCAATATGGTTTTTCATTCAGTTGCGAACTACTTTTCTTCTCCTTGAATGTATCGCCAAACTTTAAACTGTTTTCTAAACCCACGTCCACATTTCCCTTTCCTAAATACGGAACCGTTAAATAACTTCGTTCCTGAAGAGTAATTTTACAATTCATGTTCGTCAATTTAGAGTTAAGTAATTCCGAACTTTCTCGAATATTGTAGCCATACGGACCCACTTGACTCGTGCTTTTTAAGTTCATGGTAGGATGGTTTGTGAACATTTGAACCGCCTTCTTTTCGTTGGTATTATTCAGGTTGGTCAGCATATAAGACGCGTGAGAGTTATTTACTATGGAATCTTGGGTGTAATTGTAATCGTCTTGGCCGATTCGAGACAAGTTGTTAAACAAGAAATCTACGGTACCGCTCATAATTATTATATAAAAGACATTATATTTTTTATATAAATAAAATTAATATATCAAAAGAGGCTTTTCTGAATATAGATCATTATAGCAATATTTCAAAAAATCATCTTGATTGTTGGGAATGGTCGTGCTTGGATTCATATGAAACTGGCGCATGGACTTTTCAAAATCCAAGTTATTCACTACATTTTGAAATATTTTACCAATGTCTGCATTATCTTTGTTATTTTCGAGAACAAAACTCTTTACACTATTGTTAATCGCTTGCTCATTGGTTTCGTTGTACTGTTTCACCGCTTCGGGCTTATTTACATTATCCTGATAATCGGTTAAAAGAACATTATACAACGGATTTGTTGCACTGTGTTTATCGGCATTGCTTGGTATAACTTCCATATTTTGCATGGATTCTAACTGAGCCTTCTTATAGTAATTGAAAATAAGAATCAAGATGGAAATCAAAACCAGACCAAATAGAAGGATCAAATAATTATTTAGCACCATAAATCCCAATACAGAGATCAATAAGATAAATCGCGTGGTCGCATTGAGTTTTTCGTGAAATGACATATTTTCATAGGGCCATATTTGCATTAACCTATCTTTACGAAACAATATTGTTGGATCCTGAAACCAAAATAAATCAACCATGTTTATTATAAGAATATATATTTTTTAATTCTTTTTTTTCTTCCCTTTATTTTTCTTCCCCTTTTTTTTCTTATTTGTTAAACTCGATTTCTGTAAAGGAGTTGAAGCAGAACTATTGGTATCATTCCACACAAAAGTATCTTCACTTACTTCTTTCATTGTACCAAGAGATTCCGATTGCTTTGCTTGTTTGTTTTTTTCCAATTTCGCCTTCATACGTTCCTTTGCTTTTGCTTGCTTCATATTTTGTTGCATTTTATTTGCCATACCCTTGAAATCCATTTTCCCACCTGGATTTAATCCCATGGAACTCATCATTTCCTTCAATCCGGGCATATCTTTCATTTTCCCCATAATATCTTGCGCTTCTTCCAATAATTCACTTTCTTTAATGTCTCCGTTCTTGAACCTTTCTTCTAATTTTGAACCAATGTTTTTCACAATATCCATGAGCTTCGTCGGATCTTTAAACATTTTTTTCAAAAAATCCTGTTGAGAAGATTCGTCCATATTTTCTTGATCCAATCCAAGCTCTTTGGAAGCTTCTTCCGCGATTTCCTTTGCCAAACTTCCAATTTTCCCCCCTAATATACCCGACAAATGATCTTTCATCTTTTCGGGATCCATGCTGTCTCCAAATATATTCCCGGAACCTTCTTGAGAGGCGTTGAACAAGTTTTCAACATTGCTAATATCCCCCATCATATGCTCAAATATATTTTCAAAACTACAATCATGGGCTCCTTGAGATACATCCATGTTGACGAAAATGTTCTTCATTTCCTCCATGGTTTCTTCAATCTTGGCGTGTAAATCGTCTTCTTGGATTGCTTCAAATAAATGATTGGCGCTCCCAAAATCATCCTTGTCTTTCAAATGATTACATACACAAAATAAAATAAGCTGAATATACTTCCATATCGTTTTCTTCGAGGATTCACTCAATGATTCGTCATGCATAATCTCTTTGAAATTCACGTTCGGTAATAAATAACAAGCACTTGTATCATCAAATAACTCTATGTTTTCGTATAAAATATGAAAAAAGTTTTCTGGATAAACGGTTTTACAGTGCTGATAATAGTCATCATAGTCAATGACATCAAATGTGGATTCTAATTCGGGATAACTACCTATTAAATCTTTGGTAAAATCATTAATGATTTTCTCAAACTCGCCTTTTTTATCTGCCATTTAACCTACTTTCTTGTAGAGTGTTTAAATTACTTTACGAGTAATACAATTTACTCAGTTTCGTCAACTCTTGCACTTTTTCAACAAATGCATCCACATCTTCTTGTTTTAAGGTGTTATAAATCTCCTTGAAATATTGCACGTATGACTCAATCGAGTAAGAGTTTGAAAACTCCTTATTTTCATTGATCTCCGCACTATAATCTTTGTCTAAAAAGAATTGTATATTTCCATTTAAAATGGGTTCCATATAGAAGCACGTAATATTTGTATACCATGTTCGAATAAATAGTTTTATATTGGCCCTTTTTAAAAACAAGTTTTGTTTATAAAATCGAAGAAAATCTTTGTTTTTATCCGAATTGTCTTTCATCATTTTCAAGAGTTCGAAATAAGTGCTGTTAAACAGCTTAAACCAGGATGTTTTTTCCTGTTTTGACATTATTGTATATTTTCATATATTATTAAATCACTTTTACTTTATAATTCATTTTGTCTCTGTTGTTGCAATTGTTCCAAGCTTAACCCTTGCTTGGATTCTTTACTTTCTTCTTGTGGGGTATATATTTCATTATTTGATTGTCCTTCTATGGTGGCATAACTATACATCTGTTTCAATCCGCCGTTTCCTGATGCACTGAGGTCGTCTTGCGTTGAATCCCAGAAACTAAACGAATCACTTGAAACCCCGAAGGAGCCATTGGTTTCTTGACCTAAATCAAAGGCGTTGGGCTCTTGATTTAATTTTTGTTTTTCTTGTTCTAAATCTTTCATGAGTGGAATAAAATAGTGTTTGATTTGAACCCCTTTCAATATTTCGTGATTGGGCAATATGCATAACGTTGGTACACTGTTAATCATGGGCGGCAACGGCATATTCTGATTTTGTTGTAGGGTAATATAGGTAATGTTGTCTTTGGTATAACGATTGTCAATACAAATCAAGTTCACATTTCCTAATTTATTCCTTTTGTTTAATTCTTCTAACAATGAAACGCTATGAGGACAATTATGACTAAAAAATAAAAGATGTTTTGTCTCTTTTTGATTCAATCGTTTCTTGTTGGGGATCATTTGTTCGTTGGAGGATGATTTTGATTTGAGTTGAGGGTAGGTTGGAACGACATAAGAACTTTTTTGATTCATTATTGATTTATCCAACATAAAATATCAAGTAAATAACCGAAAAAATTGAATTAAAAATATATATAGTGTTCATATAAACAATTCATATGCAAGCGCAAGTCGACAATATTCACAACGAAGGAGAGCGCCTTTACTTCAATCTAAAAGGGGTCAATGTATCTGTTGCAAATGCCCTGCGAAGAACATTTCTTTCCAATATAGAAACCATCGTCTTTCGGGGATTTCCCCATGAAGCCAATCAAATCGATATTCAAAAGAACTCAACCAAGTTTAATAACGAATATATCAAGCAGCGCATATCTTGTATACCCATTATGAACAGCGATGATGCCAACTTTGATAATTTCATTCAATCGTATCAAATCATTATAGACGAATCCAATTCTACACCAGAACAAAAAGACATTACCACGGAACATATTCAAATGAAAAATAAAAATACCGGCAAATTGGAATCGAAGGAGTTTGTCAAGAAATACTTTCCACCGGATCCAATTACTCAAGAATATATCATCATTTGTATCTTATATCCGAATTACAATCAAGCAAATGAAGAAAATGAACACATACATCTTATCGCGGACTTGGACAAAGGATGCGGTGGAGACAATGCTTGTTGGAATGTAGTACATCATTGCGCGTATGAAAATGTGCGAAACGAAAGCAAGATTCAAGACGAAGCCTCTAAAATAGAAAATCCCATCGAAAAACAAGACTTTCTCTTGTTGGATGCTCAAAGGATTGTGATTCCAAACGAGTTTAAAATGAGTATTGAAAGCTTAGGAATCTTTACAAATGAAACGTTAGTTCGCAAAGCGTGTGAGTATATTATTCAATGTCTTCGCACCATGTATGGTGATTTACATGAACAACAAAAAAAATCTGATCCTATTGTATCCTACGATCAAAATGAAACCCACATGACAAGTAATCATGGTTCATTGCATCAGCATATTCAGAATACAAAAGATGGGTATTTCAGTATATATAAAGAAGATGATTTCTATGTATTGAAATTGAAAAAAGATGACTATACGATAGGTAAAATACTCGAATATTACTTTTATGAAATGTATGAAAGAAATGTCCATTTTGTGGGGTTCAAGAAAAAACATCCCACTGAAAAAGAAGGATATATATATGTCAAATTCAACACAAAACATAGCGACCAAGATACCTACGTCAAGGTGTTAACGTGTATTGAAAAACTAATTCAAATGTTTACAACAATTCAAAACTATTTCCCATTACTGGATTAAATCATTCAATAGGTATTTAATATAATAATTTAATCCTTTGCATATATAATATGAATCGGCAGTTTACATATGGTTCCATTATTCAATTAAAAGATTTGAATCAGGAATACAAAGATATTTATTTTTTTATCGACCATGTTTCTCCTACGAAAATAAAACTCCTATCCAATGAAGGGTTGCGGCAACTCTTCTTGGAGTTTGATGAAGCAGGTACTTTACTCAATGAAGATATAGAAGAAATACAAATTATATTTCAACCCAAGGAAGGATACGCCATATTACACGATTATCTCCCCGGCACCACATTATCGATTACGTTTGAAAATGGAGACAAACTGAAGGGTAGGATTGTGGATTTACAAGAAGATATGATCACACTCGAAAGTGAAACCAACGAATTATTTTACATTGATTTTCATTACAGTGGTATCGATGAAGAATATTCCATTGAAAATATCTATATTGAAGAAATGCGTACAATATTGAACAAAGGGGAAGAAGAAGAGGAAGAAGAGGATGAGGAGTTTTTAGATATTTATACCATGGATCAACAAGTCGATGATTATATCAATAAACAATATAGACAAGACAAGAGACACACGATTCAAAAAGATATTTTATATTATAAGCAACTCATTGACAAATATACCAACTTGAAAGAAGGGGTTCATAAGATATTATTATCGAACAATTTATTTTTAGACTCTTTTTATCGTTTGAACGAATCCTTTTTATATCCCGTTTCTTCTTATATATATCGTCATTTATACGACAATCATGAAAATATATTGACAAATGAAATCCAAGAAGAAGGATCAACGCATAGTGTCCTATTACACGACGAATCCTCTTATCATCATTATGACAATGCTTTTGCTCCCATGTATCAAAAACGACAAGAATATCACAAAAAGGTCGTCATCAAACAAGACACTCCGGTCATATGTATCAATCACCAGCAAGACGACTTTCAAGATGTCCAAACTAGTTATGTGGGAATACCAGAAAAAAAGAAGAGAGGTCAAGATTCTACGAGACAAACTAGAACAACTCCATATATGTGTGAATATTTGGAAAAGGGTCAAACCTTTATTATGAATGGAACCATGATTCACAACAAGAGACAAATTCAAGGATATCAAACCATTCAAAAAGGACATACTTTGCTATCCAAAAGTATTCAAAATATACATCCTTATTATCCGTCGTTTGAATCCAAAAAGGTTTCTATCGTTCTCCAAGAAAGCAAAAATGACACACATTCTCCCAGTTCTTTCTTCAATCAACAAAATCGTATTTTTTATCCTTTGACGGAATATCATACCTCTTTCAAGCATTACATCCAATGTATGAACATTCGTTTGAAAGATGCTTGTGCGTTTTTGAACCTTTCACAAGGTGTATCCATGTACGATATACTGCGTCAATTAACGCATATGCGTATTTCTGAAATAAAATCTGAAGATTTTCAATGGATTCAAAAAGAAATGAAGAAGACCATTGATGCGTATAAATCGGCAATAGCAACCCAAAAAAAGAAATCATCGGGTGTTCAAGTACAAGCATATCAATTTGTCACAAAAGAAGAATTATTTACGTTGATTTGTAATCACTATAAAGACTATGATTTTTCATCCGCATTTCCAAGTGAGATCATATATCAATCCATGATTGATGATGGAATGCTGTTTCTCTATTACTTAAAAATAAAAAACAAGGATCTACAGATTGATTTTGAAAATAGTGAAATACAAGCACAGGTTCAGCAGTTTAATGAACAAATACAACAATCTCAAGATAACGATTTACAGGACTTTCAGAAAAAGCCCATCAAAACATATCCAACATTACAACATATGGAAAACGATACACAAAAGGTTATTTTGAAAGACTTGAGCGACGCAAAAGGACAAACCAATACTCAATACTTGTATCATTATTTGGTATCACAATTTGGATATAGTGATGATTTGGAATTGTTTTCTCAAAAACTACAGGATCTATTGCTCCATTATGACCCCAATTCATCCATTGAACAAAATGACGATCTTCGTGAAAAGTTGTTTGGGCATTTGAAGGATAAATCTTCCACAATTTTTACCAATTTATTATCGAAAATCATTGAACTACAAATACGAAATGGAGACAAATGTATCGTGCTTGAAAATAAAAAAGTATTTGTATACAACAATCAAAAGTGGATTCCTTTAGAGGACCAAAAAGCAATTCAAAAAAAACATAAAATGCTAAAGGTTCAAAATGCTACGAACGAGTTTGATTCTTTGAAAGAGACCATTCTAAATGATTATATTGTGGACATGATTGATTCGATTCAAAATGAAAAAAGTATGGACATGGAAAAAAAGGCTCTTCTTGAACCACTAGAATTAGTCAGACGAAAAACATTAAAATCAAATGTATGGATGCGCAGTGTATTAAAGTATAATATGCAAAAAATGAAATGGATTCGTACCTTTGCCTATATTCAAGAAGAAAGAAAGCAATTGGGAATCATCGTGTCTCCGTATTTATCTTTATTTCAAACCATCATGGCATATCCGGATTCGTCGAAGAAATATCAACTGATTCAACTCTTTTATTCTCTATTTTGTATCGATCAAAGCGATGCCTATTGGTACCATTGTATTTTGAGCAATACGAAGCTGATGCCCAAATATATATTGAGATTAAGCACAGCGTACCTTTCGCAAGATAAGACAAGTTATGATGAAACAATAAAGCAGATTTGTTTGGAAGAAGGAACCCTCAGTGAACAAGGGGATTTGTGGGTACATAAAGAAAGTGGGTATACCATTCAAGCAATTGCGTTTGATACAAACTATGGATATGACGAAAATGGATTCAAAATAAAAATGGATGCATTACCGGTTCAAGAAGAAGATGAATTGGAAGAAGGAGAAATCAATGATATGGAAGAAGTGGTTCAACTTACCAAAGAAGAGCAATTTCAGTTGAAACGAGAGATTCGGTTAACCCAAGTCGAAACTCAATTAGGACATTTGGCAGCCACATTTATGAACACCATTGGCATTAGCATTCCATTGGATATAAAAAATAAAGTCATCCGCGAAATGTTTCATATTCTTCGATTAGGAATGGCAAAAAGAGGAAAAAAGGACTATGAAAAGATGAAAGTATATTCTATACTTGGCGTTTTGTTGGCGTATGTACAAAGTAATCATACGTATATCAAAAAGACCTTTCCCGGATGTATTGTCTCTTTTGAAGGATATCCATTGGAACAAAATCCAGAAAACGATGGGGGTATCATCTATTTTGCGTGTATTGTAGAGAAAGTATCAAAAAATGTACCTCAAATGCCATATAGGGCCTTTCATAAAATGACGTATGCGGAAATTGGAGAAGAATTGAAACAAGTCCTTCAGCATCAAGTACTTCAAAATGCATTTGTATTGTCCATGCTTGAACAAAAACGAGGTCGTTTACAACGAAATAGTGAACCAACCAAACCAATTATTATGGAACCCTTTCATCACTTTAAACCTTCTTTACGCCCCATTCAAGTAAAAGACATTTCTCATTTTGATCATGATCCATTTGTATCGAAAAAAATCAGCAATACATACGAACATATGATGTATCAAATACAAGTCACCATGTTTATAAACAAGAAAATAGAGGAGTTTCTACAGAACAAGGTTTCCAAAGAAAAACCACTCATGGTGAATAAGCAATTCAAAGAACCGTTTGTACAAAATTATTGTTGCAATCAAAGCGATTTTATTTTAAATCACTTGATCAAAAGTCGCGTGGATAAAGATCAGTGGAATCAACTGTTGGAGGCATCCATCAATGGAGAACAAATGTTCAAATCCATTTATACTTATTTTGTCAAATCACAACCCTTAAATGTAATGAAATTACCACATAGTATCAAAGAAGAAAATGTGAAAAAGATTTACGATGACCTTACCCTATATCAATTCATCATTCATTATGCTCATTTTGATGACGACAAACCAATATCTCCATTTTTAAGAGAATTGGTAAGAGAGAAACCCACATCTTTTTATGATCGGAACGACGACATGGAGACAAAAATGAAGAAATTAAAAGACAATGGATTTGTGTATGATACATCTATATTGACACAGCTGATACAAGACAAGGCAATTCTAGATGAAAAGCAATTACAACAACAAACTGTCGAGGCACCAAATGCCAGCGCGGTTGAGAAAACCGAGTTTCAAACCGCCTTTTTGAATATTGCATTGAATCAAACCAGAGAAAGCATATCATCCATGGAAAGTGAGATTCAAGTATTACGCACGCAGTACAAAAGTTATCTCGTTTCCCATATGAGTTCTTTTTCCTCGGAATGGAAACGTATTGAAGAACTGTTGTATTCGTTTCAAAAAAGCGATAATAAACACGGAATTAACGCGTGTATACGAGAAATGATTTACACCATCATATGTGTTATACCCCAACTTATTTTGGAAAAAAAGATACAATATCAAGATATCATTATGAAACAATGGGATTTTGCTCAAGCGCATAACAAGAACATTCAAGACGCATATACAAAAAGCTACCAATCCTTTGAAGCCATTGATGGAACAGAACAGATCAACAATCGCCTGATGCAGATCAATTCTTTGAAAGAGGTCTTCGATGCCGATCTCTACCAATCCAATGTTGTGTCTCAACATATTTATTTGAAATATATGTTTTACAAAGTACTTTGTCTCTACCAGTTTGATGATCCTATCACCATGACCCCTTCGGAGATTCAAACCATTCGATCGCTCAACAAAGCGACGATTCATCATTTGTTTAAAATGAAAGCCTTTTATGTCGTGGATTACTCTAAAATCAAAAAATATGCCTATCAAACGAAACAAGGAGAAAAAATGGACAAAACCGAAAAACTGCGAAAAATGTCGAAACAAAAGCGAAGAGTGGAAAAAGAGAAAATGAACTTGAAGCTTGGCGAATGGTCTTATGGTACCAATAAACGGGTGTTTAAATACTATAAGGATTTATACGACGACGAAGACTCCCGCGCAAATGAAGTGAAAGACATGATGCGGAAAATGTATGAACACGAAGAAGAAGATCCGCACATTGGATTTCAGGAACAAGTCGATGTAAACGACGATTTTCTACCCGAACAACACGAGGGTCCTTTAGGTGTACTTGAAGATGATGAGTATATGGATCCTCATGGAAATGTGTTGGATGGAACCGAAATGTATTAATTTAGATAAATACAATCTATTTATATCTGATATAGTATATAAATAGAATGAATATTGACAAACTTTACTTGTCGATTACCTTGTTTATTAGTTTATATTTGATTGTGGTCATCACAAAACCCGGAATGATTTATGATCACCGTCGCAATTGTCTTCGGCAATTTGGAGTTGGTTATCGAAATACCACGGTAATTACCTTGTGGTTAACAAGTATTTTATTGGCCATTGTGAGTTATTTTATCGTGATTTATGTGTATCATCTTCAAAATAGATGGTTTTAATCCGATTTTAGTTGGGTTGCAATATACTTTTGAAACTTGTCGTCATTTACCACGGGGGCATTACATGTTTCTCCTATTAACCGATTTTGCCCCACAAGAATCGTGATCGTACTCAATAACCCAACCCAAATGTAGGTGGATATGGTGTCTTTAATGGACATATACTTGACAATGTCTGTTGCGACATCTTTTTTGTTCAGGGTTTCTGTTTCATTTACAATAATATTTTTCATTACATTATTGAAATCAAACCAATTCTCGATATCTAGTTTATTCTCTTTAATGTTTGGATATTCTAGTTCATTGATAAATACACTAGGGTCGTTAAAAATATTGTTTATCGCATCAATTGTTTTTTTGTCTTTTTCATCTTTATTTGGTCTGTTTGCATCATCTTTTTTCCGTAAGTTTTGAAACTCTGCAATCGTTTTTTCATATCCACAAAAACGTACAATCGTCAACCCAAACGTGTTGGAAAAACTACGCAGCCATCCCGGAAATACTGTGATAATCATAATTCCTAGCATATAAATAAAGATATACGGAAAGATGGTGGCATAGAATGCTAAAGATACATTTTGTGTTCCGCATACATATGGTTGTTTTGTGTAGGTGACATTATATGAAAATAAAAAGATGAAAAATACCACGGAAAATAGCATTAAAATAATGTATCGATGTTGAAATAATGTGGGTTCATTATAATCAAAAATACACTTGAACACGACAAAAATAAATAAAATCCACCAATAGGTCTGTAGTACTGCTTCCATTTTATAATATTGGGATATTATTAAAAACAAAAAATAACACGTTAAATAAATAATGTTTGGACCCAATTTAGTAGAGCATCATATCAAAGGAGTGGTTCAATACAATTTAAAGAAGTGCCATGAAATGAAAATGAAATATTACAGTTTTTTATTCAACATTTGTTGCTTTATTGTATTATGTAGTGTCGTTGGAACCATTTTATACTATAAATACAAAGGACATCAAAATCACGAGGAAAAATCACAAAAAGAAAATGAAAAACGAGATTATATATTGTATAATTTACGAAAGTTTCAAAACATTAAGAATAAACACATAACAAATATTCCCTTTGATTAATATATATGGAGGATCATAAAATATTGCTACAAAAGTTTTTCAATGAAAAAAAGAAAAATGATAGGAAAAAAATACTAGAAAAGAAAGCTCAAGTTCGTTCGAAGAAAACACTTCAATATAATGTTCAACACGATAAGTTTAGTTTAGTGGATCAAAACGGAAATGAAATGATTTCTGTAGTACGAAATCCTAAACGTTCCATCTTTGAAATGCTTGGTATATACGATGAACAGATTCACCAAACTCAACATGAACTCCTTCAAACGAAATACCGGATATTATATGAATATGAACCTATTACGAGCTTAAACACCATTGAACCAATGGAGAAAAAGTTAGACGTCTTTATACGAAAGCAAAAGAAGATGTCTAGCGTCCAGGTAAAGCAATCGAAAGAAAATAAACTGGACGAATTGAGACTAAAACTCGAACCATTGAAAGAACAATTGAAAGGGGCGCATACCATAGAAGAAAAAAAAGTATACATCAAGGAATATACACAAATGCGGAAGGAGATTGTCGATTTCATGAAAGTAAAAGAAGATGATATTCAGGAAATCAAACTTCAAGCAAATGAAGAAGAATTATTTAGTCCTAGTTCCGTTCAACAAGAGAAACCTATAGAGTTATCGCCCATTGTGATCGAAGAAAACGAAAATAGCAGCAACAGCAA